CTTTAACACTTGGCACTTCATCATATCTTACTGTTTTGTTTATGTATGTTGATAGGTGGCCAGCTTCTCCACTATGTTTTGGATGAACGGCGTCATACATTTTGTGACCATGTGTGTCATGAATTTCTTTGGCTGCAGCCATATGTTTCTGAAAATGTTTTTCATTCTCAGCTGAATGTTTAACTTTACTGGTGTCGTGTTCTGCACCATGAATATGAACATCTGGATGTTCTTTGAACTTACTCATGTCTACATGAGGTGTGTTATGTTTTAAGTCGTGGCTGTATTGTGTATGAACCACAACACCAACCTTAGACTTTTTTACTTTCTCTGCTTCTTTACCTTTAGCAGTATAGGTGATTGTGTTCGGAGTAAAAGAAACATCACCTTTGGCTTCTACGATATAACCTTCATGCAAATGTTTTGTATCAACATGATGCATCAGGTCACCTTGAAATACACCTTCTTTTGGTGTTACTTTTGGTAAATGTTTTAATGCGTGTTTGAGTGTCTTTGCCAGACCAGGAGCATGACCATGATTTTTATCAATGTCCGCTTCTGTATGGTTGATTTTTGGATTTTTATTAAATGCTGATTTGGTTGCAACAAAGAATTTATTATTCTTAGGATGGTGACCAAAAACAATTGATGGAGAACCATCATATTTCATTGTTAAATTGGTGCTCTTGTGGCCACCAGTCATATGTTCATGAGCCTTCATCAAAGCTGCATGAGCGTGTTCAAAACCTGCGTGGCCATGCATTAATGGCCTATCTTCCGCATGGTGAATGTGTTTAAGTTCAGAACCTTGCTCAGATTCTTCCGTTAAGAATGACTTAAATGATAACATTGATTTCCTTACTAGATATGCAACACACTTTGGTTGCCGGTTTGCTTATTTATACAACTTCTCAACCTTTATGGTACAAACCGTTTCCAACGATTAAATTATTGGGTTAGATATATACGACCCAAAATTGTTGGATTTTAATTCCATTTGGTACCTTCAAAGTCCAGCCAGTAGGTCGACATTTTACCTTTACCTGATATCAAATAAAATGGTAAAGTGTGAACTAATCCTCTACTGGATCCGTAGTATATCAGGTCTTTAGGTCCTCTGTCAAGAGCCCAAGCAAAATGGCTAGAACCAGTATCACCACCCACAAAGACTTCGGCTGTGGTAATGTGGTAATAATTCTGAACAAAATTGGTAGAATACCGCCAGCCCTCAAATGGGCAACTCTCGGTAGGTTCACCCTTTTTACATATTACTTTTTCATAGTCTTTATATTCTTCGGTAGAATATTTGGCAATAATCTGTTCATATACATTCTTTGGCCAGTTACGCCATTGATTGTATGGTGCATCAAATAATGGAAATACAGCAATCTTCTTTTCCATTGGTGCATTGTTTGGTATTTTTACCAAGTCACCAGATATATCTCTGAAATCCCAAACATTGACTTTTCTCCAAGGCAATGATTGTTCACCTGGTTCTGTTGAAAAATAGTTAGTCATCTTCAACATTATCTCATAGAATGTTTGGCAATGTGTGTCAGAGCTAACATTTCCAGGTTTCAAGTGAAACTGAATCATTGGATCATTGTTGATTTTTCGTATGTGTTCTAATACATTGGCAACGGCAATCATGTCACCATTTCGGACTGTGCCAAAAGTTCCTGGTTCAATATTGATAATCATAGAACAACATCTTTCACATAAACCAATTTAGATTTACGGTCACCATAATAGTGTCGTTTAAAATCAAATTCAACCGGATGGCCATCCCACATTCTCATATCTTCGTCCCAACAAACAATTGTTTCTTTATTCATCAAGTCAGCAAGAATACCAATACCTGTAAAAGTGCTAATAAAAGGTTTAGGACTATTTTTAATCATATTCAAATTATACATTAATGACATATCATAATTCAAATAAAACACTTTTGACCAATCGGGATTTACACCATCACGAACAACATGAGTTTTTCTACGATTGTCAATTGTCGAATGATTCCACCTATCACCAATGATATATTTGTTGGTACTTTCTATGGCAATGCCATTCATAGGATTAATCACTAATTCAAAGTTATCATCAACTTTAAAATCAAATCCATAATTATCACGAATCCAATTTTCATAACGGCAAGTTTCAACTGGCCGATTTTTATCATCTTGGTCCATACGAGTCCAAGAACTTAACTTGATTGCACCATGAGAGAAAACTTCATCACTAAATTCAACATTGTTAATACATGGTTGCTGTAACAGAAGTTCTTTGATGCCATTAAATTTTCTCATTTCACCACGAATAATTAAATTAACTGGTCGTTTGTCAAAGAGAGATAGGCCAGAGATTACTGGTAAAGCATTAGCAAAATCACCTAGGTTGGCGGTACAATCAATTTGAATTAACATTATATTCCTTAAAAGCTACAAACCAGTCATTACTAGAAACTTTATGTAGTTCAAACAATTCTGGTTTTTGTAAATATGACATCAACAATAAAGTTTGGTCATCATCTATTAAATTATTTTTAATTAACTCACCAACATTATGATGAACTAATTGTTCCAATACAGGCCACATTTCTTTACCTGCAACAATACATGGTCCAGTAACATGAACATCATTGTTGAAAATCACATCTTCAATGTAGGTACCTTCTTTCCAATCTTTTAGAGTAAAGAAATGAATCTTGTCTTTGGCAAAAGGATACTGCCATTTCTTTACATTATTACGAGTAGATTCTTCACGACAATAACCAAAATCTAACCAAGCAATTAAATCTGTTTGTATTAAGTTTGTTTGCATGGCTTTCGTAACGAAAGATGATTTAAGTAGATTGACGAGAACGTAGTCAGCATTCCAATATTCTGGATTTTTTACTTGCATGGGATTTATTTTGGCTTGATACTGTGGGTCTTTTTGAACCTTCGTAATTTCTTCTCTAAGTTTTTCAAAACTATTAGGAAAATCAAGCGCTAGAATTTCGGTTGGTCTATCTTGTCTTATAAACTTTATATCATTTATAAATTCTTTTGATGTATAGACGACCATTGGATTGTCAAGTTTAGCCATATGACTAAACCTGTCAAAGTAAGTTTTATTGGTTCTGTGTAGATAGTGTGGTAAACCTTTATCTGGTGTCCAATCACCACGACCAATATCAAAGAAAGCGGTAACTATTGTTATGTCATTCATATTTTTCTAGCCACAAATAATATACTATTATATTCTTTTTTAGTGTTAATGTCAAGCGTTGCATACTGAAAATCATTGGTTAATTTATCACCATATTCTTTACCATAAGAAATGTCTTCCACATCTTCAATAATTAAAACACCACCTTGGTTTAACTTTGATACATACAAATCTAAAAGTTGAAAATGACTTTCTTTTGTGTGTGGACCATCATCAATAATTATATCAAAGTTTGGCAGTGCATCTACTAAGTCTGAATTGTAAGCACTAGCTTCATATAATTTTATTCTATTATTGCCTGCGGTAGAACTTTTACATTTATTGAACCTTCTATCTTGGCCATTATCAACACCATATATTGTTGCATATGGAAAATAATCAGACCATAACAACAAACTACCACCAGAAGCACAACCAATTTCTAAAAGATTAATTTGTTTATTTTTATATTTTTCAAATTCAAAGGTATAAAATTTACTTATGTAACTATGTGAAGGATATTCTTTATCTGTGTCCAAATATCTATTACGGTTTTCTTCATACTGTGCTAAAAGTAATGACATCATCAGTCTCCGGCCAATAATACTTTTTGTAGTTATTGATTATTTCAATATGTTCGTGTTGTTCTTCTACAAACTTATCAAAATCAAAACCTTTCTGGTGATGATGTGTATCTGTCAAATATGGATTAACACTATAATCTTTTCCACACAACATATAATAAACTACCATGTAACAGTCCATGAAACCTAATGGACTATATTGTTGTTGAAACTTATCATGATTATCTTTAAACCAACCAATCACTCTGTCATAATTTTCTAAAAAGGTAGAAACTTTAAAAATTGAACCTCCACCACAACCATATTGATTTGTCAAAGGTCGTTTACCAGA